GGGATAGCGTCACCGAGACAGCCGCCGGCCTCGTCGTCAAAGGGCGGCTGCTGATCAATGAAGTTGCGCGCGCCAAGGAAATTCTGGCGCTCGTCAAGGAGAAGGCCCTTCCGGCTCTATCCATCGGCTTTGCCACAACGAAGGCCGCCCCGCGAAAAGGGGGAGGCCGCACAATCTCAGCACTCGACCTCCTCGAAATCTCAATCGTCGCCATCGGTATGCACCCCGGCGCGCTTATCTCTTCTGTAAAGGAACTCCCCATGACTGCACCTGCAGAAAATACCAAAACCGTTGAAGAACTCGCCATCGAACTGAAGGCGGCAAACGACAATATTCTGGCCGTGACCAAGCGCCTCGAAACCGCTGAAACCACGCTGGCCCGCCCTGCCATTATCGGCAAGGCTGCTAATGACAACGAGCCCTCGCCGGAGCGCAAGGCTTTTGAACGCTTCCTGCGCAATGGCGCCGAGCGCATGCAGGCCGAAGAAACGAAATCGCTGGTCGTCTCCGACGATACCCGCGGCGGTTATCTCGCGCCGGCCGAGCTGTCGACCGAGATCCTCAAGGGTATTGTCGAATTCTCCCCGGTTCGCAGCGCGGCCCGCGTTGGTTCAACCGCGTCCGGTTCTGTGATCTTGCCTCGCCGCACCGGCACGCCAACAGCGGCCTGGGTTGGCGAAACCGAGACTCGCACCGAAACCGAGTCGGCTTATGGCCAGGTTGAAATTCCGGTTCATGAGATGGCTGCTTATGTTGACGTAAGCCAGCAGCTTCTCGAAGACGCAGCCGTGAATGTCGAGGCCGAAGTCGCCAGCGACCTGGCCGAGGAATTTGGTCGGCTCGAAGGAGTCGCGCTGGTTTCCGGTAATGGCGTCAAGAAGCCTATGGGCATCATGAGCGCGGCTGGTGTTACCGATGTTGCGAGCGGTGGAGCTACGACCATCACGGGCGATGGCCTGATTTCGCTGATGTACGACTTGCCGGCGTTTTATCGCAACATGGGTGTTTGGATGGCGAACGGCACGACGATCGCCGCTATTCGTAAGCTCAAGGACGGTCAAGGTAATTACTTGTGGCAGCCTTCATACCAGGTTGGCCAGCCAGAAACCCTGCTGGGCCGCCCGATTGTCGAGGCGGTCGACATGGATGACATCGGCGCCGGCACGTTCCCGATGCTGTTCGGCGACGTTAACCGCGCCTATCGCGTTTACGATCGCGTGGCCATGTCCATGCTGCGAGACCCTTACACTCAGGCGACCACCGGCAAGGTTCGCTTCCATGCCCGTCGCCGCGTGGGTGCGGATCTGGTCATGGCCGAAGCGCTCCGCAAGCTTCGCGTTGCCACCTCCTAAGCCGTTTCCGTACGGAACATCCTATAGGGCCGCTTCGGCGGCCCGCTCCCTTTTGAAAGGAATTTTACATGCGCGATCTTTCGCATAATCTCGGCATCGTGGCGGCTGTTGTGCCCCAGGTGCTTTCGGCTACCGACACAAGCGCCGCCATTGACCTGGCCGGGTTCGACTCTGCTGCCCTTGTGATCAACACCGGGGCGATCGTCTTGGCTGGTGATTTCACGGCCAAGCTTCAGGAAAGTGACACGACCACGGGCGGCGATTTTACCGACGTTGCCGCTGCTGATCTGATCGGCACATTGCCCGCCGCACTAGTGGCAAGTACCGTCTATAAGCAATCTTATATCGGCAACAAGCGATATATCCGAACAGTGATCACAAAGAATGGCGGCACGTCCATTGCGGCCGGCGCTGTCATTGTGAAGGGCCATGCTTCAAGCAGGCCCGTCGCTTAACAAATACGGCGGCTGTGTCCAGGGGCCTGGGCCGGTCCTCGACTGTCATCGCGTGCCGCCACCTAAGGGTCATAGCGTGGTGATGGACGGCCAAGTCTTGAGCCGGGATGCTTGAGCACAAAGCAGTGCTGCCGCACTGCACTGAGGCGGCTATCGGGATGATAGCCGCCTCTTTTACATAAGGATCTGATCATGGCTAATCGCATCACCGCATGCGGCTGCAGTGTGCCGAAAGGCAGCAAGTGCCAGCATGAGCAACAGCGCCAGGCAACACGCCAGCGGGCCAACGATGCGGCACGCGGCACGCCTGCCGAGCGTGGTTACACCAGCAAGTGGGCTAAGGAGTCCAAAGCATGGCTCGCCGCGCTAGGCGCGCCATTGTGTGCTTGTGGGTGCGGACGTGCTGCTGACATGGTGGATCACATACGCGCGCCGAAAGGCGATATGCGATTGTTCTGGGATCGCACCAATTGGCAGCCTTACAATGGGCTATGCAATCGGCGGAAGAACATCAGGTGCGAGGGCGGGTTTGGTCGTTAGATAGGTGTTGCAGAATTCCAATAATCCTCATAAGCAGCAAGCTTAAGATGCCGAGCATCTCCGTCAATTCTAGTAATTGTTGCTGGTGACCGTTCGGCAAACGCGTTTAATGACTGAGTAAGCGAGAAAGGTAATGCACCGTCTACAACGATTAACCGATCATGCAGTTTTTTTGGGCCCGTTAGTCTTGCTTCAAGCGGTCTTTTTGTTTGAAACTGCTTAATGAAAGCGGTAACTGTAGGTGCTAAATCAGCCTTTACGGTCGCCGAATCCGAGAGGAGTCGGGTTTGCACACCTTCGCGCACCATCAAGACGTATGGATCAAGGGCACGATGATTCATGTATGGATCGACTATCAAGACGGAATCAGTTGCCGTTTCGAGAACTCGTCCGACTGCGCGAAGAGCATCAAATGAGTCGCCAACATCAATAAATGCACCTTGCATATCAGCAGGTAGTGTAAGTTCGATAACTGCGGCGCGGCGCAATAATATTGTTCTTAGTCGTCGGCTATAACTGTTGTCGACGCCTGCACCCAAATTGCCCGTCAGACTTCTCGCCTCCACCCTATCCATAATGTCACCGCAAGCGTCGACGATGGCGAAGGCTCTTGCGAGCCAAATTCTGGTTTCTTGAGCGTCTATGTCATTAGCGAAGTCGGGGAACGTCTCGATAAGCTGTCGTAGGGTTGCGTATAACGCCTTCGGCTCCATCACGAGATTCCTTTCATGAACCAGCCACAGGTGGCACAACCGGGGGTACATCGTCAATTTACCCCTACCGGCCCTGTACCACCCGCGCCCTACAATTCGCAATTCATCCTATTTGGAAATTTCAACAACGCGCAACAATCTTGCGCGAAAGGAGTCCGTATGGCTATCATCACCATCACGCCGCCGGCCGCGGAGCCTGTCGCGCTTGCTGATTTCAAAGCGCACCTGGGCATCACCGACGACACCGACGATACGCTGATCCAATCCAAGCTCACCGCGGCGCGCCAATCGGTGGAGCAGTATCTCGGCTTCCCGCTTGTCACGACCGTGTTTGAAATGGTGCTGGACAGGTTCCCGCGCGGCGCGATTCAGTTTCCGGCCGGCGTCCTGCAGTCGGTCGCGTCGGTGAAGTACATCGCGACAAGCGGGGTTGAAACCACGCTCACGGTTGACACTGATTACCGCGTCGACACGGCAAGCAATCCGGGCTGGATTTCGCCTGTCAACGGCTGGCCGTCAACACTCGACACCATCAATGCCGTGCGCATCCGCTACAGTGCCGGCTATGGCGCTGCTGCAGACGTGCCGGCAATTATCAAGGAAGCGATCATCCAAGTCGGTGCGGGCTTTTTCGAGAACCGCGAGTCTGTGTTTGTCGGTGGAGGCGTTGCGACCGTGCCAATGGGCGCCGCCTGGACGCTTGATCAATACAGGTCTTACGCCTTTGAATAAGGACGCAGCCCGCATCGCCAAGGTGCTGCGATCGATACCGCGGGCGGTCAAACCGAAGGTGCAGAAGGCCGTCGAGCAGGGCGCGAACGAGATGGCGAACCGGATGCGGTATCTGGCGCCGGAAGACGACGGCGATCTCAAAGCTTCGATCCGCGTCGAAGCTGGCCCGCAAGAGCTTTCCGCAACGGTTACAGCGGGTGGCCAGACAACCACGCGGCCAGTGCGGACCGGCCAGAGTGCAGAGTTTGATTATGCACTTGGCCAGGAATTCGGCACGGCCGAAACGCAAGCCCAGCCGTTCTTTTGGCCTTCCGTCAACAGCACAAAGAAGCGCGTCCGTCGCCGCATTGATCGTGCGATCGGCAAAGCCATCAAAGAGGAATTTGCAAAATGAGCGAAGCATCATTGGCGGCGCAGCGCGTTGCCGTGACCCATATGCGCGGCCGTGCTGCGCTCACTGCGCTTGTGCCTTCCGCGAATTTCATGGACCGGAACGAGCGGCCGGAGCGGTTCCCTTGCGTTCTGGTCGGTGAAGCTCAAACCGTTGAAGACGAGGCCGATTGCATAGTCGGCTCGGAAGTCTTTCTGACGATTCATGTTTGGACCCGCGAAAATGGATTCACCGCGTGCAAGTCGATCGCCGGGGAAATCCGCCGAGCGCTTAGAGGCGTCTCCGAGATTCAGGACGGCTTCGCCTGCGATTTTCAATTCGATGACACCACGTTCTTGCGCGATCCGGGCGGCGAGTTATCGCACGGTGTTGTGCGC